CTGTAACTGATACTGCACATGGTGCAGTTCAAGACGATTTTGTTACTTTTAGCGGCGCTGCTACTTTAGGTGGGCTGATTACAGCTACTGTTTTAAATCAGGAATATCAGATAGCTACTATCACCAGTGCCAATGTTTATACCGTTGAAGCTAAAGATACAGACGGGGACACAGTAACAGCAAACAGTAGCGATAGCGGTAATGGTGGTTCTAGCGTAGTTGGCGCTTATCAGATTAATGTAGGTTTGGATGATTATGTTTCAG